TTGTGTGCCCCAATTGCAGTGCCGACGACTGAATGAATCTTGACGCCTGCCTGCGCTGCACACCAATTGACAAATGAACCGCACCACGGCAAACCGTCTGCCTTTGTAAATTTGCCGTACTTTGTCAGGTTTTCGCCTTCTTCAATCGTGCCAACCTCAGCTGCTGCAACCTCAATCAAACGTGCATTTGTGCCTTGTGGGTAAGTCATGGCGCAATTGGTAATTCAATTTTGCGTGGGTCTGCATTGCTTGCTGGTAGATCGCGCAAGGCTTGACGATAAGTTGCCCACGCTGCTTTATCACAAACAGAGTCTGCAACCTGTGTCCAATCTGTGCGAGCTAACTCAGCATCGCGCCAATAGCGCAAACGAATTAAAAACACCTGATCTGAAACTTCATCGTCATTGCCCATGTTAGAAACAAATTTTGTCATCATGCCACCTCAAAAGTTACTGTGTTGTCAAGCACATAAGTTGTACCGCCCGGATAAGTTCCATCTATTTTTGTGATGTAAAAAGTTGAATCATTATTGATGATTCGTGGAGTAACAGTAAAACCAACCGCATTTGTTTCGCGACCTGCACCAACGAAAGCGGTATTAAAAGAATTGTTTGATGTAAATGGTGCAGTCACCAAAACCTGTCCTGCTGCTGTTCCATTGTTTGTGATTGTCACGCGAAATTGTGTAATGCATAATTTGCCTACACGAATGTATTTGCCACTTGCTGAAACTGTTGTAAATGTTCCAGAAGTTGCCGTGACTGTTGGCGTGTAACTTGTCCAAGCTGCGTTGTTCCAAACTAAACCAGTTGATTGCGCCGAGTCTGCTTGCAAAAAAGCAAAGTTGCTTCCCACTGCTAGGCGGGCAGGTGTGTCGTTTGCACTAGCTGCAATGAGATCGCCCTTAGCGTCCACAATTGAGTTTTGGATCGCGTTAGCATCATCTGATGTGACCCACTTAAAGTCCATGTCGGTGTTGCTATTTTTGGCTAACACTTGATCGGTTGTGCCGCCTTTGAGATCAGCTAGTGATGTGTCAACAGCTTGTCCAAATACCTCAAAATCGGCAGGCAAGTCCGTTACGAGATCACTCGCTGTTGGCATTTGCCAGTTAAAATTCGACGTTGGGTTTGCCATGTTTTCTCCTTCTTAGGTGATAATTGTCGCACGTGCCCAGTCGAGTGTTGGCGACACGCCCGACCAAGTAAATGCAGCTGAGATTTCGTCCCATTGCAAAGCCTGCAATGAGTAAGCCACTGGTGAAATGTTAAGAGTGATCGAAAGTTGGTTGTACGACGCCTGAAATGACCAGCCCTCAACAAAGCCCTGAAAGATACCGCCCATGTTTGCTGGTAGGTCATTGATTGCCAATGCCTCACCCATAAACACGCCAATGAGGTTGTCACGGTCGCTGTCGTCTAGCTCTGGGTTTGTCAGGTCAAACGTGATCTCACTAAAGATTGCCTGCGGTGTTTTGCGCAAGTCAAGGTAGAAATTTGCCTGTTGAGTCGCATCAGCTGCGTTGTGCAGGGTTGTCGAAATAATCTGGGACAACGTGCCGTATTGCAAAATCGAGTCTGCGTCGCTGGCACTTTGCTCTGCACTGCTGGTTGCACCGTATTGGATAGTCAGGTTATTGCGTACGTCTCCTGCTCTGGTTTCAACGCGCAAACCAGCTGCGCGTGCTTGGTTGGCTGTTAGCTGCACATAGCCATTGTTTGACAGGTATAAACTGCGGTGTGTAGCTGAGGCATAACTGATGCGTCCAAATGCGTCCTCGTAAATGTAGCCAAGACCTGACGTTGCAAGCTTTGATACCAAAGAATAAACGTCTGTGCGCTCACTAGATCGTGCGGCTAACTCATAATCACCAGGGCGATCGATCTCACCTAAACCAACGTTTTCTGCCGTTGCCCATGTTGTTGTTGGATTGTAGGTTGCCCAAGTCAAAGCTGCTGGCACTTCTGCCCAAGTATTAAGCAATAGGTCTGACAAAATTGTGTAAATCTGATTGCCGTCAAAGTCTTTAGATAACACGCCATTTGTCAATGCTTTTGGCAGGCGAGACAACGCGCCAAGTGCGGTGATGCTGTATGTCTGGGTGAACATTGTGCTGCCTACGTCGCGCACCTCAACGGCAATGTCAACGACCGTGCCACCAAAGATTGGGACGTATGTGCTTGATGTGTCCTGCACTTGCACTGAAATGGTGCTGTTGATGTTGACAGGTATGGTCGCTTGATTGATGTCTAGCAGCTGCAAATTGATGTAACCTGCTTGGGCTTGCTCGTAAATGTTTGTGCGACCTGACCTGATTGTTAGGTTAGCCAAAACGGCGTCAGTGTAAGAAACGCCGTCGATCTCTACCAGCCAAACTGGCGTCCACTGGGTCATGCTATTTGCAGGTTAGTTGCGCCGCCTGTGCCGCGATAGTAGCTGTTGTTTAATGTGTCAACGATTGTGCGTGCTGTGCCTTCCTTATCAAACGCCCCAGTCACGGTGAGGTTAATTGTTGTACCAGCACGGTCTTTTTCCTCACCCATACGGAAACTGCCAGCATCAAATGAACCAATGCCGCTAGACGTCGCAGCGGCAGCGGTTGCAGCCACTTTTGCAGCTGTTGAAACACCGCCACCGCTTGACGTGGTCGCTGCGCCTCCGCCTGACGGTGCTGAAATCTTTGGAATTGTCGTCGTTGTTGTTGGCACTGTTGGTGTCTTGATTGTTGGCACGCTAACCGTTGGTGTTGAAATCTTGCTGACGTTTGGCAAAAACGGTATTGCGTTATAGGCAGAAATCAAAGCATTGATACCTGCAACCGCACCTGAAATTAAGCCGTTAAGAATTTTGACCACACCAGCAATGACGTCAATAACGCCGCCTGCGATCTTGCCTGCAACCTGTAACGCACCGCCCAAAACCGTGCCTATGACTGGTGCTAGATACTTGGCAATGTAACCGCCAAACTCTTGAAAGGTTGCAAGGTTGTCGCCGATTGCCTCGCGTACATAACCAAATGCTTTAATCAAACCATTGATGATCGGTGTAAAAGTGTTTTGTAAAATGTTGCCAACACTGATTACAACGCCGCCAAGATTGCCCTCTGAGTTTGAAAAGGCTTTTGTGAACTTTTCAACCAATGGTATGACTTTGTCTGAGAAGGCTGTGGCAAGTTGCAAAACAATTGGCAGCAAAGCCGTGCCAATGGTTGTCTTTGCGTTTTCCAATTGAGCTGTGAGAATTCTGGTCTTGTTGGCAAGCCCATCAGATGTACGCTCAAAATCGCCTTGTGCCGCACCTGTCTGTTTGTAGATCAAGGCTTGGGCAGCTAAAACCTTTTGCTGTGGCGTCAGCGCATTTTTGGTTGTGCTGATAATTCCCAATGCCAACGCTTCTTGACGCAATGACGCGTCGTCGAGCAAAACGCCATAAGCACGCAACGGCTCAGCTTCTCCACGCAAAGCCGACCCAATTGCGTTGATCGCCTGCTCTGGTGATGTGTTGTTAAAAGAGGCTAAGTCTGACGATAACTTAACAAAATCTATGGAGAATTTGGAAAGGTCTTGACCTGATAGACCAGCTGCTTTGCCAAATGTGGCAAAAGTTGCTGCCGCGTCCAATGCCTGTTGCTTGGTTTGACCCAATGAACTAGCTGCGCCCTCAGCAAACTTTTCAATGTCTTTTGATGTTTTGCCAAATAGTACGCCGACCTTTGAGATTGTCTCCGATAAGTCAGACGCCGCCTTGACTGCCTCGACGCCAATTTTGACTGCAAATGCACCTGCTGCAACGGTCGCCGCAGCTAGTGCCGCACCTGCAACCTTGCCAACCTTGCCCATTTTGTCGCCAAAGGTTTCGACGTCTTTTGTGGCTGATTTAAGCGATTTGTTAAGACCGTCAACGTCTCCAAGTATTGAAAGTTTGAGGGTACGACTGCCAGCCATTAGTCATACTCCTTCACAATTTTGCTAAACCCTTGTTCCCATTTTTTGAGTATCTCTGGTTGTACGGCTCTTAATGTTGGGTAAATAAACCAGCCGCGTGAGCCTCGACC